TTGACCATTGAATGCAACGTCTTGCCGATCTTGCTCGGCTTTCGCTAATGCTCGCAAAAATTGAATGTTTTGCTTTTGAAGGCGATTAGCTCCAAATTCTTGCATGTCGTATAGATCTTCCTGCAGTCGCTTCCGCAGCTCGTATTCAGCTTTAATGCGTTCAATTTCGGCTTTGTTGTAAGCATTCGCGAGCTGATCGCGAAGGCGTTCAAAGGCTTCCAAGTTGTTAGTTTTTGTTTTCTTTTCTTTTTCTTCTCGGTCAATCGACATGCCAGCCCCTGCCCCTCCATAAGTAAACCCTTCCCCTGAAAGAGCAGCCTCGCCTCCCGCTCCTCTAAAGAGCTTGTCCATCTCCGCTCGATTTTTGCGCAAAGTAGCAATTCGACCAGCGGCTCTTACGTCTCCCGTCTTTTCCGCTGTTGCGATTTCAGCGTCAATAGAAGAAATTTTGGACTTATATTGCGCTGCTCCCGCAGAGTTAACCGCAATGCGTACATCCCTGATCAATCCTTGGATGAGTTTAACTACGGGCATCAACGCTCCCCTTATGAGAGCAGCAGCCCCTTTGACAGTAAAAACAATGCCCTTGAATATATATGCAAAATCCGACGCCATCTGCTGGAGGTATTCTCGATTTTCTGTTACAAATGCCGTTATATCTTTGATCCAGCCCGTAACAGTATCTTGAATCGTCGCACCAGAGGCACCAAAAGACCGACCAATGGCAAGCTGCATTTCTTCAAATGCTATCTTTAGCCTTTGTCCAGCGTATTCAGGGGCAGTAGCAAGCTGCTCGCTAAATTTTGCGTAATCAGTGTAATTTTTCTTTGCAAATTCAATGAATTCCCTGATGCCAACTGTTCCCTCCTCTAGTCGAGCCTGGAGGTCTTCAAAACTCAGCTTGTTTGCTTGAGCAAACTTTACCACTGCGCCAGGGAACCGTTCTCCCAACTGCCCACGCAGTTCCTCTGCCTGCACCCCGCCTTTGCTCATGATTTGAACAACGGCTCGCATTGCTCCATCTAAATCCTCTGCACTGCCGCCAGTGGCCATGATTGCCAAGGCTGTACCCTCTAGGATTTCCCTGGTCTCGGCAACAGAAAGATTGTATTCTTTAGTGTTAGCACGCAACTGAGCAAAGTATTTTGTTGTTTGCTCCAAAGGCACTAAAAGCTTTTGGCTCATTTCGCCAACTGCTGCTTGCGCTTCTGCAAAGTCCTTTGCGTCCACTGATGCCATGGCAAGTCCACGCTGCATCTTTTGCACTGCAGCGGCTTGACTCGTAATACCCGCCAGTGCCGTACCAAGATTGTCTGCAACTTGTCCAATGGCGGCTCCCGCAAATGCCCCAGGAACGCCTCCTGTCAAGCCGCCTGCAATGCCACCGAGAGCGCTGCCCACGCCGCCGAGTCCTCCTCCGTAGAGAAAGGCGCCGCCCGCTGCGCCAACGCGCTGACCGGCAGCAAGGCCAAGCCTTTGTCTTTTGTTAATGTTCTCAATTCCTCGCTCTGCCTGCAGGATTTGTTTGTTTAATTCCCGCCAACGGTCGGTATTGGGAGCAATCAAGCGGGCCTCCGCTTTCAAGCTCCTTAGCTTTGTTTCGTAAGATGCCAGCGAAAAAGGTTGAAAGGCTTGAGCTGCTGCATTACTCAACTCTTGCTGTGCTTTCTTCGCTGCCTTAGCAACTCCCTCTAGGTATGCGGGACTTCCTGGGCTGCCATAGGCGGGGCCGTATTCAATTCCGCCTCGGATGGGACTCGCCACGCCTGGAATGGCGCCCTTGGCCCCCATGCCAGCGCGAAACTCCATAACTGCCCGCTGCTGTGCAGACATTTTCTTGGCGGAAGTCGCAGCAAGTTTTAATCGCCTGTCAAAATCTTCTACTTCCGCTTGAAAATTTTTCTGGCGCAGTCTATCTTCTTGACGGAACGAGTCTTCTGCAATCTGCAAAAGATCCTTATGGTATTTTGAAGCTGCGCTAACGGCCTTTGTATGAATAGCAAAATTAGCTTCAATGGCTTTATTGAGATCCCTGTAGGCCTTGTCAATGTTGACAACCGCGCTTCGGGCATCATTATATTCTTTTGTGACATTACTAATCTGACGAGCCGCGTCAACAAACTTCTCGCTGCCAATTTCAGCCTTTTCAAATTCTTTTGTGACTTTATTGATTTCTGCGCGAAGCCGCTTAATGCTACTCTCCGCGCCTAGGGAGTCAGCATCAAATTCAAGTCTATACTCAGCCATTTGCCCTTGCCTCCCTTGTTAGTAACTTATCAACGATGTCAGGCAGTTGCTGAATGGCATGGTCAGTGAATGGACGCGCCGGCAATCGCCCGCCCGCCTTGGAGGAGTATCCATCATGCACTTCTAGAGCATAAGCTTTTTCTGCGCCTTTTTCATTTGCGCCTGTCCAGACAAATACTGTTTTATCTTCTCCCGTGTTCTCGCGCTTTTGGCTCGCCAGTAATCCACCTAGATCCACAATGTTTCTAGTAGTGCCAGCCTCTTCGCCGCTTTTGCGAATGGTGGCGCCTGGCCAGCCCCACTTGACGGCTTGAATTTCCTCTCGGAAATCATTTTCAGCCCAATCCATTGCCTCTTGAAAAACCCTTCCAAAGGCTCTTTCAAGCTTTACAAGCCGATTGCTTATATTGTCCTTGACAGGCACAACCGTAAGGTGGATTTTTACTGAGTCTAGCTCAATTCCGCCCCAATCATACCTATAACGGCGGGGGGGAGCTTTTCATTCTTCATCGCCCACTTCAATGCTTCCACTGTTGAATCCTGCAAGTCATTACTATCTTTGGGCTTGTCAAACGGCAAGAACGCATCAAGGGAGATGCTATTTTTCTTCCCTCCTAGGGCACCATGCACCAAGCAAGCTAGCTTTGCCACCGCAATGCTATCAGCGTTAATTGTTTGCTGCTTCTGTTTGACCAAGCTTTCAGTGATGGCCCTTAAGAACTTGACAGGCAGCAAATGAAAGCGCTCAGCATGAAACAATGGGTCGGAGACGCCTAGGTGGATCAACTGAGCATAAATCTCAGTCCAGTCCGTTGAATGATTCAGCGCCTGCTCACAAATGCGCTCTAGCTCGCTGACAACTCCTGCTTTGGGGAATTATCTTCCTCCTCGCCTTCCTCGCCCTTGTCTTCCCCATGGCCCTCCTCTGTGGCCATAAAGGTTTCAATGGTGGAGAGAATGATTGACGGTAGCTTTTGCGTGTCCTCGTTGCTCCAATCAGTAGTGCTTATCCACTTTTTACCATCCAGCACTTCACCGCGATTTTTGAAGAACAAGGTCACTAGATCTTCAAACTCTTCCCGACCAGATGGAGCAAGATCAAAGATGTCAGAAACTTCCTTCCCAAATTCCTGCAGCAAGGCTTCGCGGTCCTCGCCAGTGGACTGAAGAAGGGCAAATGCTTCATCTTCATTAATGCCTTTTGCCTTGGCAATCTTACGAGCCCAGCGAATCACCTCAAGGCTGAATTTAGCTTTTTTCTTGTTTTGCTTTTCGCGGCACCACGTCTCTTCGGTGAGCCAGCTTCCGTAAGAGCGGAGCCGCAGCTTTTCGTTTAGCTCGCAATACTCAGGGCTGCTCAGCAGGAAAAATTCAGAATACTTGCTCATCTTGGGCAATCAAGTAGTGGAAGTCTAGCGTTGATAATTCTTGCCGCCCCAGGTTTTCCAGCAGCCTTGCTAGACAGTTGAGCTACATACGTCTTGTCTTTCACTGTAAAAATACCATGTTCAGGGCTACCAGGAAGGAAGCAAGCAAGCCCTGCCTGTATGCAGTCCTCTTTGATGCGGCAATCAAACAACCATATTCTTTTGCAATCACTTTTAAGGAGCTTCATTGAATTAGGCGGCCGATTTCCATGTCTGGCAGCACAATGCGATATTGCCCGTAAACCACATCGCTCTCAGGCATGAAAGAAAAGCGGGCATCAGGAAATCTGCGGCTGATCCTCTGCGCTGCTTCGTATAGCTTATTGGAGCTTGTATCGTAATCAACGAGCACCAGAGTCCATTCTTTGCGCTGCAGAAAAGAGCCCACCCCAGGACGAGGATTTACTGGGGGGAATTCCTCTATGGTCACTTCCATGCCTGTTGCCTTGAACTCCGTTGGCACGCCCTGTCTGCCTACTGTGTAGATGGCGGGAATACTGCTGCCATTCGGCAAAGTGTAAGAGCCCACAAGGTTTGGGCTTGCGCTCAGTAGCGTTGTAATCGTATCGCGCAGTTGTGCAATGTTCACAATAAAAAGCCTCCCCGTAAGGAGAGGCTAGCAGACCTATGGGAAAAGAATCAGTTAGGAGCAGTCGGGATGATGCTGCCTGTGCTAGATGCGTTTTGGTGGATGCCAATGCGGCCACGGCTTACAAGGTCAAAAGTCACCTCAACGAGGTTATCGGCAGGGTAGCTTTCGCTGTAATTCATGACGCAAGCCACGTAAGCGGTGCGGTCATAAAAGAACGTTGTACCACTTGAGCCTAGTTGCTTGTTGACCTCTACATATACCTCTTGGTTCTTGTCGTAACGAGAAGCCGTTATCACTTGGAAAGCTTCATCAAAGCTATTCGGAACGAAAACGGTGCCATCGACGTCCTTTTGAAAATAGGAAGTGATAGAGGCCGTCGCCTGAGATGTGACAATCACGCTATCGGAATAACCGCCACCGCCAAGTAGGTAGAATTCAGTGTTGCCGTCATTAAAGGCCACGGAAGCCGTTGTGGCAGCTTGTAGCGTAAAAAGAGTAGGAGCGCCGCTTACGGTGAAAGTGGCACCGCTTTGGGTGATTACTGGGCGGCCAGTGCCGACAATAGAACCAACACGTACAATAACGTCTTGGCTCTTAACCAGTTCAGTCGGGTGGTAGAGCATGAGAAAGCCTCAATGGGAAAGAAAATGGTTAAGCGTCAAACGTTTTGTACGCTTCCTTTACCAACCAGTCTAAAAATTCCTCTGATTGGTGCGCCGATAAATTGCCAATAGTGCTCAGCAATTTGTTCGTTCGGCAATAGCTCAAACCGTCCTTCTCTCCCATTGATTGTTGCAGCAGCAGAAGTGCCAGGGGAAACGCCAGATAGTGCCAAAGGCCCAGTTAGTCGTCCCTCCATATACACAGCCGTATTATCAGCACCGAGCAAATAATCGTACCGTGGATTCCGCTTTTGCTTCAAAGTGGCATAGTATGTCGCACCTGACGAAAGGGCAACGTAATTGCCCGTTTCGCTATCAATGGCATAGCCAGAAGCCACTGCCCACACAAGGGAGGCGTTAGCTAGTGGCGATAGGCCGTTGATCATGCGACAAAGCCAATGGTGAAAGAACCAGCAACGGTTTCAGTCATTCGTTTGAACTCTTGGCCATATTGCGTGGCCTCCAGTCCTTTGCCATAAACCTTGCCCTCAGTAGCACCCACTTGAATGCCCATTTGCGCAAGTTGAATGGCAATGATATGTGCCGCTAGATGCTTCACTGCTCGATCAGTTTGATCACCAAACACGTCTTCCGACGCATCAGCAGTGGCTTCAGTGATGGCCCCGTTGACAATCCCCGCTGGATGGGGAATGAACTCAGGGAAGCGGTCTAAAAAGCTTTCGTAAGTGACAGTCATGGTTAAGCCTTTCCTGCGTTGATTGCTTCTTGTCGCTTGGCAATGGCATTGCGCACCCTGACGCGCCCTTCAATCTTTTTCCATGCCAAGAGTTGATCAAGGTCATGGATGACTTCAATGACGCGGAAGGCTTCCACAAGGGGCATGTTGACAAGTGTTTGAACGTCATGGGGGATGGTTTCCACCGTGAGCTGCTCTTTCACTTCTTCAATGGCCCCAATTGTCATCAACCGTTTAACGGTGCGATTCTCTCGGGCTGTCTTCCATTGAACTTCTGGCACGTCCTGGTTAAGACCAGGCGCCAGTTGAATCATGCCCTCATCTGTGATAATGCCAAAACCACCTTCACGAGGCGGGTTTTCAAGCTCAGGGCGATAAGCGATTAACATTTGGAGTGTTCTTTAGGAACTGTGATAAAGCTTAGCGCCCGTTGCTTGGTTACGCTCAAGACGAAGCTTGGACGTAAATGACGCTCTTGGGGTAGTAAATGGCCACACCACCCACGCGAGCGTGAGCAGGGACAATGAACTCCAGACCACGCTGCTGAGGCGGGAATAGCTCAAGAGGTTGGGGAATGTGCAGTTGCAGCTTCTCGGGGTCACGCTTATACACCACCATGCGGTTGGTGAATAGGCGGCCAGAGTTCTTGCCCTTGGTCAGTTGGTTGATTGGCTCAACGTTACGGATGTAGGGGTTGGTGCGCAGGAAGTATTCAAGCACCGTCACGTCCGAAGAATCGGAGTTGCGTGTGGTGCTGATTTCGTTGTAATCCTCGTAGGGCAGCAAGATGGTGTCAGGCTGCTCCTTCATGTTGGAAGCGTTGATGATGGCAGTGACGCCATAATTCAACAGTTCCAGCATTTCCTGGGCAGTGACGCTGGCCGTGGTAAACCACTTGTCAGCAGCGATAATGTCAACAGTGGCATTGTTGAAGAAGCCAGCCATACTAACGGTGGATTCGCCAAACATGGCAACGCTTTCAACCTTCTCCTCATAGACACGGCGCACAGCAGCAGCACGACGCTGCTCAAGAGCAACATTGGCCATCTGAGCAGCACGCAGCTCTTGGACGGTATAGCCAAAGCTGCCACCAAAGGAGCGAATGTTAATGCTCCTTTCAATCTGGCCGATGTCAGCCCGTGGCAGGTCATCAGCAGCGTCCGCAATCAGCTTGAACTCACCAGTGGAGTCCAAGATGCGATAGGTGAAAGTTTGAGCTGCATTGCCAGCCTCGCTGGTTACAGGCAAAATAGTGGGGTATTTGATGTCGGCATAGGCCGTTTCAAACACTTGTGGGCGGATGTACTCAAGCTGACGCTGAAGGAACAGGCCCGCATCATCCATGCGAAAATCGGTCATTGTTAGGGCCTCCTATTAAGAATCAGCGGAGAGAGTGAAGCTTGGGCCGTTCAGTTCCAGCACTGCCAAGCCGCTACTTGTGGTAGAGGTGAGGAAGCGAGCGTTGGAAAGGCGAACAGTCCTGCCCGAAGCAAATGCGTGGCTGAATTGACCAGCTTTGCCCGTGCCACTTGCTGTATGCAGCACGCGAACGATGGAAGTGGGGTTGACAGCTCCAGTCACGTAAACGGCAACGGCGCCTTCGTTGGCGACGTTAAGCACTTGCCTAGATTTCACACCAGGGCGGTTATCGCCATTCACCGCAGTTTCGTCAACGTAGGTGAGCACATTCACGCCCAAGACGGTGCCCGAGGCGCCAGAGATGGTAGTGGCAGAGTTGGCAACAGTACCAGCAAGGTTGTAAACTTGCACGTCGCCAAATGGCAGCACATTGACAGTTTCGTTGATGCAAGTGCTGATAGTGTTATCACGGATGTCAGAAAGTTGGCCTTCAAGCAAGGCAGCATGAAGCAGAGCGTAGCTCTGTTGCACGCCACCAGCAGAGGCAGTTCCTGACGTAGAAAAAGATACGGCCATGGATCAGCGCTCCTTAGAGATGGAGAGGGGGTTTTTCCAAGCGTTCTGAATCCGGTCCATATAGGACGCAGGAGCAGAAGAAGGAGAGGCAATGGAAGCAACGGCTTGACGCAGTTGATTCGTGCCAGTGGAATCAGAACGTGCTGATTCGGACAGGGTGTCAAACATGGCCATCACATAATCATCGGAACGCTCCGATAGATCAGCGTCACCACGTACAGCCTTGATGGAGGCTTCCATGATTTCACGAGCAGTTTTGCCAGCAAAATCAAAGGCAGAGTCAAGGGAGATGCGAGCTTTGTCAATGAGCGCAATGCGCTCCTCAACAAGGCTGTCAACATTCACTTGCTTAGCGGCTTCAAGATCAGCTTTAGCCGTCTCAAGCTCTTGGGCAAGAGCATCAGCGCGACCCTCTGCAGAGTCACACTTGCTCTTCATTTCATTCTCCATGGCATCCATTTCTTCCTTCATTTTGGAAGCTTCATTCATCATGCCATCGTACTTTTTCTTCATGTCTTCGTAAGACAGAGTGGCGTCTGCCCGTTCTTTGGTGATCGCCAGAGCTACGCTCTCGCTCACATCAAATTCGGCGCCATCAAAATTGACCTTAGCAGTCATAGATGGTTCCTCAATGGAATTGATTAGGTAAGGGTTGGCAGCATCTAGGCGATCCAGATGAAGCCTTACTTGCGGGCCGGCGCGGCCCCTGCGAACAACAGCAATGTGATTTCCGTTGATTTCCTTTTGGATGCCATCGTAATT